GTTCTTTTAGCTCTTAGTAGTGTCTCTTTTTAGAGATGCTATGCGGGGGGTTTAAGAGGTAGATAGGTATTAACAGGATACCTTAGTGTATTGATTATTATATAAATAATTTTTAATGTTTTCATATATTTATTGATGAAATTATATGATAATGTTTTTAATGGTTTTTTATTTCAAAAAGAAAATTTACAGGAGGAAAATATGAACTATGAAAAAGTTTATTTTAGTCTTATGCTAAAAGCCTCCTCACGAGAAAAACCAAAAGGTTATTGCGAAAAACACCATTGGTATCCAAAGAGTCTTTTTCCTGAATACAAGAGTAGTAAATGGAATATTGTATTCTTAACTGCGAGAGAACATTTTGTAGCTCACAAGTTACTAACAAAAATGTTACCGAAATCTAAGCCTATGAAAAGGGCTTTTTCTGCTATGTGTCAAGGTAATAAAACAAATAGAAATTTAAAAATAACTTCGAGAGATTTTAATAAATCCAGAGAGATATTAATTAACGTTGCTAAAGAAAATTTTTCTAATAAAAGACCTAGGCATATGATAGGTAGAACTGGCCATTTAGCTAATAGGAAGAAGTTAGCTAATATTTATAAAAATAATGTTTTAATAGCAAAGAATGTAGTTATTACTGATTGGTGTAGAAAAAATAAGCTAGAGTCCCAAAGAAGCAATCTTTGTAAAACAGCCATCGGTAAAAGAAATTCCGCAAAAGGATTTAGAGCAGAGTATACAAACTTAGAGGTTTAAAATGGAACAAAATAAAAAATCCAAAAAAGGAGGGTTTATGCAAGGTAGTGGCCGACCCAAAGGCTCTAAAAACATATACTCCTTTGAATCGGTCAAGAAGCTAGATGAACTAGGTTTTGATCCAATTACTATTATGGTGGAAAAATATCACGAAATTAGTGCAATGATTGACAGCAATGAAATCCGTAAAGGATCAGGTGCTCATGCTCAGTTAATAGGCATTCAACAAAAGATAGCTAATGATTTAATGCAATACTCGTATAAGAAGATCCCTGATAAACTAGAGCAAGAGATTACTGAGAAGAAACCTATTGCTATTAAACTAACTACTAATACAGAAGAAAATAAAGAATAAGGGGATTACCTATGGCGGAAAATAATAATGAGCCTTGGCATATGTCTCGTAGTTTTAATGTATCACAAGTCCTAGCTATTGTAGGCCAAACAGTAGCTTTGATTTGGTTTGTATCTGCATTAAACAGTGAGGTTGAAGCTAATAAGGCTATGAATATTAAACAAGATGCTAAGATTGAGTCACTAGAAAAAATTGTTCAGAACCAAGCTGTTACTATGGCTAGAATGGATGAGAATATTAAAGCAATCAGAACTGCTGTAGAAGCTATGGCAAGTCGTTAATAAAAGGAATACATTATGCCTAAAGTTGGAAACAAGACTTATCCTTATACTAAAGCAGGTAAAGCTGCTGCTAAGAAAGCTATGGCTGCTAAAAAGAAGTCTACTAAGAAGAAAAAGTAGAGATGGTTAAAAGAGGCTTATACGCAAATATTCATGCTAAACGTAAACGTATAAAGGCTGGTTCTAAAGAGAGAAAAGCTAGACCGGGAGAAAAGAATTACCCCTTAGCTAAACAATTTAAGAAGGCTTCTAAAACAGTTAAAAAGAAATAATTAATTATGTCAGATATAGTATTACATGAAAAACAGTCTAAAGTTATTCAAGACTTGTTTGTAGACAAAACTTGTAGATATGGTGTAGTTACTGCTAGTCGTGGTTTTGGTAAGTCTTACTTAGCTGCTGCATCTGCATTAATTGCTGTACAAGAGCTAATGGATCTTCCACCAGATACTCCTAATAAGAATGTTGCTTTAATCGCACCTACTTACTCTCAAGCTGTAGATATTTATTATCCCCTTATTGCTTGGCAAATGGGTATGGAGGATTATGCAGATAAGTCTTCTAAAGCAGCAGGTACTTTTTGGTTCCCCAACAATGTTATATTAAAACTATGGTCCTATGAGGCATCCCAACGGATGCGTGGTACAGGACAATACTTTGTTGTTGCCGATGAGGTAACATCATGGAAAGGTGCTGGGATGAACCTAAAAGAATCTTGGGAGTCTGTTATTCAACCTTGTGTATCTACACGTTGGTCTAGACAAAATTCAGAGAAATATGGTGCTAACCCCGGTAGAGGTTTGATTATTAGCACACCAAGTGGTTATGATTATTTTTACGAAATGTATAATAGGCAAGAGTACGACGATGATTGGAAAAGCTATCATTTCGATTACAAGGATTCTCCGTTTCTTGATGAAGAAGAAATTGAGAGAGTAAAGAGGACACTAGACCCTCTGAAGTTTGCAAGAGAGTATCTTGCTAGCTTTGAAGATTCTGGTAATAATGTGTTTTATACTTTCAATAGAAAAGAACATATTGATAGTACCCTTCCTTATTTTGAGGCAGGGGAAGATGTACACGCGGCTATCGACTTCAATGTCGGTATCCAAGCAACAGTATTGTTTGCCATTAGAGGCAATCAAGTACATATCTTAGATGAAACACAGGGTCATCCTGATACTGAGACTTTAGCTAATTATTTAAAGAATAAGTTTAAAGGCCATCGTATCATAGCTTACCCTGATCCTGCTGGTAGAGCAAGAAAAACCTCTGCCGCAGTAGGTGTTACAGACTTTAAGATTCTAGAATCTAAAGGCATAATTACAAGAGCACATAATAAGGCTCCTCCTATTGTAGACTCTGTAGCGGCAGTTAATAGGAAGTTTAAGAATGCAAGTGGCGATATAGATATGTATGTACATCCCCGTGCCGTTAATACGGTTAAATCCATTGAGAGAACTCAGTGGGTTGAATCAAATCCTGACTCAGCCACCATTGATAAAAAGGAAGGTGTAGAACACTGGTCAGATGCTCTCCGCTATGCTATTGAGTATCTGTACCCAATTAGAGCAGGTACCAGACTTACTGTAAAGGGGTTTGGTTTTTAATGTAACACAACTAAAAGGAATTTTAAAATGTCAATTGGAAAAAGATATCGTGCAGCTAAAAGCGCTGCTAACAAAGCAATTTTTGGTAGCAACACCAATGCACTTCGTCAAAAGTTAAAGGTAAAACGCGCTGTTAAAAGAGGTGCAATGCGTGCTAGAGCTACAGGCTATAAAGCTGTAGGTAAAGCGATCAATAAAGTAACTGGCTCAACAGGCGGTGTATACAAATTTACTGCGGCTCGTAAAGCTGCTCTTGCTAAAGCGCAAAGGGCTTCTGCTCTTGCTCGTAAGGGTAAAGCATCTGCAGCAGGTGCAGTTCGTAGCGTAACAGGTATGCGTCCCCGTGCAGACAATACTGCTGGTAGCGGTGGCGGTCGTCGTGGTCGCGCAAGACGTAATAGATAATCTTGTTTAATTAAAAAGGAAGGCTGGCTTTGGCTGGCCTTTCCCTTTAACTACCCATCTGAGGATCGGTAAAGGAGGAATAAAATGCCTAGATCAAAAATTAACTCTGCATCTAAAGATCTAATTAAAGATAATGGTGCAATACTTGCTTCAGTTGTTGAGGGAGAGCAAGTAGGGATTAATATTACCCTTAACTGGATAACAAACTTATCCGGATACAGTATTACAGCTAAGTCAGTAGAAGCAGATATGTCAGGTGAAGTAGATGATAACGATTATCCTTTAACTGTTAAAGAGAATGGCCAAGTGATCCAGCTACCTATCATTGACGTTGATCCTACAGATAACAAGTTTGAAATTATTATCCCAGAAGACCTTACAGACAACTGGACTACAGAACCAGAACCAAACAAACCCTCCTATGCTTGGATTGGTTTAGAAGTTCGTGATACAGGTATTGGTAGTGAACAAAAGATTTGGAAGCCACTACGAGGATTAATTGAAGTGGTATATTCTCCTACTGAGGAGATTTAATCATGTCTTATTCTATTTCAGTTAATTCGGACAACATTGTTGTTAGCGCAGAGACAATTGATTATTCTGTTTCTTTAGCAAGAGCGGGGGGCCAAGGCTCTAAAGGAGATTCTGTTACTTCTGCTTATATTAATAATGATAAAGATCTTATTTTCGAAATTTCCAATTCTTTAGGTACAGTCGTAGAAACTATAAACGCAGGTTCTTTTAAGGAGTTAATCAACCTAGTTGATTTACTAGATGTAGACTATAACTTATTAGAAGATAACCAATTTATTCAGTATGACTCTACTACTAGTAAGTTTACAAGTCATACCTTAACAACTACTTCTGTTTCCGATATTGACAATACTAATAAAGCAGATGGCGCTCTTTTGTTATACAAAAGTAGTACAAACAAATACACAGCTACTACTACTTTAGACAATCCTAATACAGTCATTACAGGAGGGAATTTCTAATGGCGACTAAAATTATTCTTAAAAAATCCGCTACAGGCGGTGCAGTACCTCTTACATCAGATATTGATCAGGCAGAATTAGCAATCAATCTTGCTGATCGCAAAATTTATACAAAAGATAACAGCGGAGCAATTACTCGCCTTGACGGTGCTTATGTTGATTCTGTAGAACCATCTAATGCCTCTGAAGGGGATCTCTGGTACGATACTGTTAGTAATCAACTTAAAGCGCATAATGGTTCTTCTTTTGTTTCAACTGGTTCTTCCTCTTTAATAGAACTTGGTGTAACCGCTACAGCTACAGAATTGAACTATGTTTCTGGCGTTACGTCTAGCATTCAAGATCAAATAGACGGTAAAGCAGAAAGTAACCATACGCATTCCGCTACAGATGTTACTGACTTTACTGAAGCTGCTCAGGATGCAGTAGGTAGCATTATTTCAGGTACAGGTATTGTAAGTGCTACCTATGATGATAATGCTAATACTATTGTTATCTCTGCTTCTGAGAGCGATACTTTAGACAGTGTTACAGGGCGTGGTAATACAACTACTAACGATATTCAGGTGGCTAATTTAACTACTACCGCAGATGTTACAGTAGGTGGTAATCTTACTGTTAATGGTACAACCACTACAGTTAACTCTAACGAAGTCACTATTGGTGATTCTATTATTGTTCTTAATGCAGATGAAGCAGGAACACCTAGCCAAAACGCTGGTTTCGAAGTAGAGCGTGGTACATCAACTAATGTTCAATTTGTTTGGAATGAAACAGATGATGCTTGGGACATGGGGAGCTATAACTTGCAGAATGTCACAATCGACGGTGGTGCTTATTAATTAAACAAGAAAGGTCATCTATATGGCTACTAAAATTATTCCTAAAAAGTCTAGTGTTGATGATAGAGTTCCTTTAACAACAGACTTAGATGTTGGTGAGATTGCTATCAATTTAGCCGACAAAAAGCTATTTACTAAAGACGGTGCTAATAATATTATCTCTTTAGGTAATACTGAAGAACAAAGAATTCCTATTAAAGCTGATGTTGCTTTATCTAAAGGTGATGTTCTATACGCAACAGGCGCTGTTGGTGCTTCTGGTAAAATTACTGTAAATAAGTATATTGCTAATAATACTATTGACGAGATTTATCTAATTGGTTTAGCTGACAGAGATTTAGCTATTGGTGAAATTGGCTATGCTATTACCTTTGGTGAAATTGAAGAAATTGATACAACAGGTACAGCAGTAAGTGAAACTTGGGCTGATGGTACAATACTCTATGCTTCTCCTACTACAGCAGGTAAGCTAACTAATGTACAACCTGATGCACCTAATCAAGACATTACTACTGCTATGGTTATTCGTGCTCATGCTAGTACAGGTATTTTGTTTGTTAGGCCAAAACAAGGTTATCATTTAGGTGAGTTACATGATGTTTATGTCCCTAGCCCTACAGATGGTCAAGTTTTAAGCTGGAACAATACTAACTCTCGGTGGGAAGCTGCTACTGTAGAAGGGGGCGGGGGCGGTGCTACAGCCGCATATACTAAGTCTACTTTTACAGCTACAGCCAGCCAAACGACATTCAGTGTCAGCTACACGGTCGGTTATGTGGATGTGTACCTCAACGGATCAAAGCTAGGGGCTGCTGACTACACGGCCAGCAACGGAACTTCTGTTGTCCTTGGGACGGGCGCTACTGTTGGTGATCTTGTTGAGATTATTGCATGGACTGTTACGAGTGTTGACACGGCGACTTCTGGCCCTGTGAGTTCTACAGACAACGCGCTTGTGACATTCGACGGGACGAGCGGTAAGGTTCTGCAAGACTCTGGTTTTGTTATGCCAACCACAGATGGCACCAGTGGGCAATTCTTGCAAACCAATGGCTCCGGGACACTAACTTTCGCTGATGCTGGTGGAGGTGGTGGTGGTCTTGAGTTGTTGGCCGTGGAAACTGTCGCTACTTCTGTAAGTGCTGTGGATATAGACCTACCCGCAGGGTATTCTCGGTTCAGGTTGATTGTTCAAGACCTGACATATGCGGCATCCGATTCTTATCTTTTCGGGACAATTTCACTAGATGGCGGCGCTACTTTCGAAAGCACAAATTACGCTTACATCGTCGATATTTGGTCTTCATCAGCACCGACCAGCTCCCTCACGGGTTACCCATCCACCGGTATTCAGATTTACCCAAACTCTTTGAATACAAACCCTACTCATTCCGTAATGGATATTGTGAACACAGCGGATCAATTTTCACTTAACGCAAACACAATGAGGATAAACCCAACGACCCCGGTTGCGGCTCGCGGAAAAGGGATGGGATGGCGGCAAAATTCATCCAAGGCAGATGTTTTACGACTGAAAGATTTTAGTAACAACATGACAGGTGGGACATTCTCACTCTACGGCTACAAGGAGACCTTGTGATGACCAATGCAAGAAATCTCGGTGATCTTGGGCGCGACACAAACCTCACAGAATTTGCGGAAACCTTCACCTTACCGACTTCTGACGGAACAACAGGTCAAGTGCTTCAGACTAACGGCTCTGGCACACTAACTTTCGCTGATGCTGGCGGTGGCGGTGGCGGTGGCGGTCTTGAGTTGTTGGAAGTAGTTACCTGCAATGATACGTTTAGCGCAGTTGATATTGATCTGCCCGCTTCCTATGGCTCGTTCATTATTATTTTTTCCAACGTAATAGGTACATCATATAAGATGACAAGGGTGATTGTATCAGAGGACGGGGGTTCTAATTTTGCGTCCTCTGGTTACGCAGCTTACCGTAAAAGTGATTTTCTCGACTTGGGAACATCGTCTACAACGACCAACAACACAACTTCAACCACTTCTATTTTCTTGGAACTAGCAGTCTCACTGAGTGGGCAAGCTGTAATAAATAACGATGACGATCTTTTCTCTGTCAGAGGGGAGTTCATTGCAAATGAATTTGTATTACCAAGTAGTTATCTTCATAGGACAGAGTCCGGAGGAAGGATTTTAACCTCAAGTTCCCGTGTAAATACAATACGTATTTACCGAGATAGCTCAGACAATTTCGTTTCTGGAACAATCCGTCTCTACGGCTACAAGGAGGCCCTCTAATGGCTAAAGTATTGAAAAATGGTCAGATCATCGAAGTACCTGACAGTGAGTTTCCGCCCCCGCCTCCACCCACGGCGGATATGGTCAAGCAGGAAGCATCTCGCCGCATTGTTGCGATCTGCCCTGAATGGAAGCAGCGCAATCTAACGGCTCAGGCAGCGCAACTTGCCAAGAAGGGTGAGGCCAACTGGACACCTGAAGAAGCTGCGGCATGGGCAGCAGGAGAAGCTCTTTGGAATCAAATTGCTGCTATCCGACTAAAAAGTGATAATCTAGAAACTATGAATCCAATTCCTGTTGACTACAAAGCAGATAAGTATTGGGTTTAAACAAAAGAGGCTTTATGTCTAAAAGAAAATCTCGTTACAGAAACAAACAATCTGAAGATAATGTTATTAAGCTATTTAGAATTAATATTCTACCTAAAAACAAAAAGCAAGAAACATTAATTGCAGCTATTGAAAATAGTAAAATTGTTGTTACATTAGGTTGTGCAGGTACAGGTAAAACTTATTGCAGTGCAGGTACTATAGCTAAACTTTACTCTCAAGGTAGCTATGAACGCATTGTTCTTGCAAGGTCTAACATGCCTACAGGTAAGTCTTTAGGTAATTTTCCCGGTGATATTAAAGACAAACTTACTCCATTTCTAATGCCTATGCTAGATGTTCTTAAAGAGCTATTTGGTAAAGGTAAATACGAGTATATGCTTAATAAAGGTGAAATTGAGCTTCAGCCACTTGAAACGGTAAGAGGACGTTCTTTTAAAAATTCTCTCATCTTAGTAGATGAAGCTCAAAACCTCACAATGGATGAGCTAAAAGCTTTAAGTACTCGTCTAGGAGAAAACTCTAAGCTAATCTTCATGGGAGATCCTGCTCAATCAGATCATAAGAATGGCCAAGACTTGAACAGGTTTGCTAACTTACTTATTAAAAACAATATTGAGGTGCCTGTTATTAAGTTTAATTCTAATGAGATTGTTAGATCAGATATCGTAGCAGATCTAGTTAAAATGTTTATTAAAGAAAACATCTAGTTATAATAGTTGACCTTAAAGAAGGTCGGAGACCTATGTATATAAAAGAAAGGAGCTTAAAATGGCTACTTACTATTTTGAGGGGCAACAAATTCTAGCTCCTTTCACAATTGAATCGGTACAAGTTGTATTATCTTCAGAAACTGTTTCTGGTAAAATCTTTAAAAGTAAAAGTAAAGGACAAAGATGGGACTTGTCTTTTAATATAATTACGAATGAGCCTGCTGCTGTTTTTGCTGCTTTACTAGAAGATGATGTAGTAACAAGATCAATGACTATGCCTCAACTGTTAGATGTTGATAAAGCTTTAGGAGAGACCACTGTAGCTTATCCTAATGTTAGCTCAAGCACTCTAGCAGGAAGTACTTCCGTACCATTAACTAATGTTACAGGTACAATCCCTCAAGGTGCTTTTATTCAGTTCTCAGGGCATAATAAAATTTATACTATGTTGAACTCTGTTTCAGGGAGTACTGCTCAAATTTATCCAGCCTTACAAAAAGATATTTCTGTTGGTACTCAAGTTAAGCTTCCTAATACAACTGTAAAGCCTTCTTTTTATTATAAGCGTTCTATGGATACTTTAGCAGGTATGGTTTTTACAGACGGTATTATTGCTAACCCCGGTACAATTACTTTAAACGAAGTGGTATAATAAATGAATAAGTCAGACTTCAGTACAGAACATAAGTTAGATTGCTTAAACAAGGCGTATAAAGAAAATAATCGTTTAAAGAAGAATTTGTATGGATACAAATATGGTAAAACAGATTGCTTTAATTTATTTACCCTTTATGACAATAAACTAAGAGCAGGTAAAAGTACTTTACACGGTAAAATTAAGGTATATAATACCCACAAAATCTTTCATGCTAAAGTAAAACGATTAGGTTATGCTGATGTAAAAGACTTTGTTCTATCCAACGGCTATAAAGAAGTTAGCTTTGAGGAAGCTAAGGTAGGTGATACAGTGTTTTTTGACTCTATTGTAGTCGATATCACAGTGGCTATTTATGATGGTGTAACTTGGATTAGTAGCTCAGATGATCCTAAGTATGAACGTTTACCAAACAGATTTATTGAGCCTAGAGTTAGATTTGTTGTTAGACCGGAGAAAAATTATGAAAAGCTATAGTACATTTGTATACAACGAACTTCAGAAGGATGATATTCTTAGCTACACCTTATTTGAGTTTGATCTGCTATATAAAACAGGGCCAGAGGTTCTCAGGTTTTGTTCAGAAAATTTTCCCATTACTTTTGATGGTAATGAGTACCAAGCTAACATTGGTTTGTTAGATTTCAGCACCCCTATCCAATCTAATATTGTAGATAAACAGTCTTTTTCTGTAGCTATTACAGACAATGAAAAACGATTTCAAGGTAATCTTGCTGGGACAAATTCGGGTAGAGACGCTAAAATTTATATTGGATTTTACAATTCAGACGGAACACCTCGGACAACAGCCTCTGATGTAATTTTAGCTTATCAGGGTTTTATTGACGGTACTAGCTACAGTAACGACTTTGAAGAGGCAATTTTTAATCTTGAGTTATCTTCACCAATGGCAGATTTGTCCTTAGTAAATACTCTAGTAACTTCTGCAAGCAGTATGGATCAAAGAAATTTGAATGATACCTCTTTCGATAAAGTAATCGATGATCAAGAGCAGATTATTAAATGGGGGAAAGGATAAATTATGTCAGCAACTACTATAACCCTAGCAATTACAAGCTCTCTTACTATTAGTTTTACTGTAGGTCAAGTCTTGCTTTTCGCAGGTTCTATTATTTATCAACGTTATCAGCAAAAGAAAATGCAAGATGAGCTTGATAAACGTAAAGGGTTTGAAATTACCCGTAGGCAAGAAGCAGGTAACTTGCCAGTATTTTACGGCTATAATAAAGCAGGGAGTATTATTACTGATTTAAAGGTCAAAGATAGTTGGGTTTATGCCTCACCTTCTAATTATACTTCAGGAGCTTACGATCCTTCTCCTGATACTTATAAATACGATAGTAATAACTATCTAAGTGTTTCAATATCTTATACACTTGAAGCAAGCGGAAGCGATGATTGGATTGAAGTAGCACAGGCTAACTATAATCTGGTTTGGGGCGGTACTTCTGTTTATACTAAATCAGTAACTATTGGAGACAGATGGAGATATGACTCTGTATCTGCTTTGAAAGAAGCAGTTATCTCCCGAATATCTAGCCTTACTTTTGATGATGCTGCTACTCGTTATTTCTTTGGTGATATAGTTACCATCTCAGACACACAATATGAATTCCCTGTTCGTAAGTTTACCTACGCCTCTGATAGTAATACCTCTTTATTCACTATTATGAAAAATAGTAAAAGTGGATCTAAGAATGAAATTCTAATGATGCAGCAGGCAATCAGTTTTGGCGGAATTAATTCGGTAATTGACGTTGATCTTGATGATACTAGTATTAAAAATAGAAAATTTGGTAAATACCGAAATACAACAAGAACTGGTAAAATGGGATACGATATTCGTGTATATCCAGACGGAGGCTTTGCAGATGGTGTTGCAATAGAGAATGGTTTCCCTAGTACTAATGTATTTACAGATACTTGTTATGCTAACTGCACATATATGCTTAATCGAGATGATCCTGCTTTTAGTGGTATTCCTAACGCCACGTTTTATATTGAAGGTCAGAGAATTTATGATATTGAAGAAAACGGTGGCGTTTACTCTTTAAGTTCAGGAAAGAAATTCTCTAATAATAGTGCGTTAGTATTACTGGATTATCTTACTAACTCAGATTATGGGAGAGGTCTTCCTTTAAGTAGCATTGATCTAGAATCTTTCTATAATGCAAAAGTTGTTTGTGATAAAGTCGTTTACACAGAAGCCACTGTATCAGGTAAAGTTTACGGTGGCGCTCAAATTAGACCGATTAAGCTTTACGAATTTAACGATGTTATCGATACAGAAGAAGAAGTAAGAGTTAACGCTCAAAAGATCCTAGAGTCTATGGGACAAGCTTTCTTACTATGGTCAGAAGGTAAATACAAGCTTTCCTGTGTATATCCTGAAGAGCAACCTTCTGTTGCAAATGGCATGGTTCATTCTGATCATGTATTTGACGACTCTGACATTATTCGTGAAGATATTAATATTTCTTGGCCTAATGCTGAAAACAAATTTAATCAGATTACGGTAAAGTTTCCTAACGCGTTTAAAGACTTTAAGTCTGATGACGCTACATGGCCACCTAGCGAAAGTGCAGTACATCTCGCTTATTTACAAGAAGATAATAACCAGCCTTTAAAATCTGAAATTCAGCTTCCCGGTCTTGTAGATCCTTATAGAGCTAAAGCTCGTGCTGAACAACTAGTAAGAACTAGCCGTAACACTCATTCACTAGAAATAACTCTTTCTCGTAAAGCTATTAGGCTAGAGCCGGGAGACTTCTTTATCTTAAGCTCTGAAATTGCAAATATTGACTCTGAGCTTTATAGAGTAGAAAAGATTGAATTCGATTCTGAGTTTAATGTCAAAATTACTGCTTACTCTTTTAATTATCTAAATCTTGCTTGGAATATCGCAGATGATGCTATTTGGACAGGATTTGAGATCATAGATGGCGCAATATTCCCACCTACTAACTTAGTATTTGATACAAACGTATCGGGTAATGCTAATCCTAATCTATCAGGTATTCTTTCTTGGACAGCAGCAGCACAGGCTAAAGATTATTATGTCGAGATAAGTAGAATTAATCCCGGCACACCTGCTAATCCAGTATCTGATCCACAAGCTCCCGGTACTAGAGAACAAATGGTTTATGATTTATTTCAGGAAGTGTTCTACAGAGCACCGGATCAAAGCGGTTTTGATTATTATCTCACAGAAGATCTTCAAGAGGAAGATGATTTAAGAGAGGTGTTTTACAACGCTGTTGAAAAGAAGTGGGTAGAAATAGGGTACGCTACTGATACATTCAAAGAGATTTTAAACCTTGAATCTGCTAGTTATGACTTTAGTATTAAAACTAGAACACCAGACGGAAAGTTTTCTGACAGAATTATATTAAGAAATCAGGCTACTGAAAGAAGAGACCCAGTAACTATTAATATTACTCCTGTTAACGGGTTAGCTATTAATAAGAACTTAGACAATTCGTATACAGCAGACTTCTTAGATTTTGATGTTGAAGCTTATCAGCTAGACACTTTAGTTTCTAAAAGGCGTTTTAGGTTAAACCGTGTAGGACAGACTTGGAATACTTTAGTAGAAGACAGAGATCTAGATATTGACCCTAATCAGTTAAATGTAGGTAGAATTACAGCAAAGAGTCCGCCTACAATTAGCTCAGATGGCTTGTCTGTTACTTTAGACGTAACTTATGATCATAATAATGTTGTATCAAGCTCTTCAGTGTTTAGTATTATTCAACTCCCTAACAATGCCATTACTGTAGATATTGATGTCTCTGGGGGAACTGTATTTAAAAATTCATCAGGAGATCCTAAGACATTAACAGCAAATGTATTTGTTGGAGGAGAACCAGTAACTGAAACAGAGTACGATAACTATACTTATCGTTGGTCTTATAATGGAAATTTAGTTTATATGAGCACAAGTAGAGAATTGTTAGATGATAATGGAGTACCTAGAACTACTTCAACTACAGGTGCAGAACCAGCAGACAGTACGCTTACTAGTAATTATACAGGGTCGTTAAGATCTATTATTGTAGGTCCAGAAGATGTTACAAACGTAGTTAAATTATCAGTAGAAATTGGAGGAATTGAGTAATGACAAGAACGGCATCAGGTTATGTTACCTTAGCGGATATTTCCGATGGAGTTGACGGAGTAGAAATCACTTCTATTGGAAAAGTCAACAATACAGTTACTATTAATTATAGTGACGGAACCTCTGATAATTTTACTGTAAACGGGATTGCTAGTGCTGCGAAAGTAGGTGATGTTTTAACTATTACTTATGATGATGGCACTACTAGCGTTATTAGTGATGGTGACCCCGGGGATGGTATTGCTAATATTACCAGAGTAGGAGATATTGTTACAGTAACTTTAGATAGTGGTGAAACTAAAACTTATACAGTTACTGATGGTGAAGATGCTGTATATGGGGATATCGATCCAGTAACTGTTAGTACTATTACTAAAAATTCTAGTGGAAGTTATTCTGCTAATAGTTTACAATTTAGTGTAGAATTTCTAAAAGCAGGTGTTACCATTGCTAATGGTAGTTATACTGTGTTTAGATCCGGGGATAGCTGGAGTACTTTTGTAGATGGAACTATCAGTGGTGTAACCAAAACATTAGAAGTTTCAGGACAATCCGCTACTTTAAAGGCTACTCACACTGCTTCTGGCTCTACTGTAAGTTACCCGTTATCAATTATCACTGATGGCGAAAATGGTGTGGACGGTGTCCCTGTCTCTACTCTAACTTTTAATTACAGATCTGATATTGATAGTACTCCTGACACAAACGGTAATATTTATGTCAGAGAGACTAATGGTACAGCAGCAGATAATGGTGAGATTTGGAGCAATATAACTGAGTTGCGACCATTCAACAGAGACTCAGGTGGTGTTGATCGTAGAAGTGAACTAGATAAAATTATTGTAGGTAATACTTTTACATTCGTAGAAGATAGCTTAAATTGGGCAACCTTTAAAGTTAATTCTATCTCTAATTCAACAAATTATAAAATTTTTCAAGTAGAATTGTTAAGCTCTTTGGGAGTATACCATACATACACAGATTATAAATTTGGATTTCCATCTAATGGTGTTGATGGGGAAGACGGCTATACTCCTATTAAGGGTGTTGATTACTTTGATGGTGTTAATGGTGTATCCGTAAAACTTCAATATAGTGTTAATGGTTCTACTAATTGGCATGATACTTATCAAGCTGGTGACTTATATGTTAGATCAGGTACTTTAACTCCGCCTAGTACAACTTATGTATATGGCTCTGCTGCTAAATTTGTACCGGAAAAAGGGGTAGAGTATGAAGATGGTATTGATGGAGTTTCTTCCTACCTCCATATTGCTTATGCAGATGATGCTTCGGGGGGTGGATTTAGTCAATCTCCAACAGGAAAAGAGTATTTAGGTAGTTATACTGATAATAATCCTATTGACTCTACTAATCCTAATGATTATACTTGGGTTCTTATTAAAGGCAGTGATGGCTATACTCCTATAAAAGGTGTTGATTACTTTGATGGTGTTAACGGTGTATCCGTTAAACTTCAATATAGTGTTAATGGTTCTACTAATTGGCATGATACTTATCAATCCGGTGATTTATATGTTAGATCTGGGACTTTAACTCCTCCTAGTACATCCTATGTATATGGTCCTGCGACTAAATTTGTTCCAGAAAAAGGTGTAGAATATGAGGATGGTATTGATGGAATTTCTTCTTACCTTCATATTGCTTATGCGGACGATGCTTCAGGCAATGGTTTTAGCCAATCTCCAACAGGAAAAGATTATTTAGGTAGCTATACAGACAGTAACCCCGCCGACTCTACTAATCCTAATGACTATACTTGGGTAAAAATCAAAGGTGAACAAGGTGATCCCGGTGAACAAGGTGATGCCGGAGACCGTGGCCCCGGTCGTTGGAATATTCTTGTAACTACCTTACCTACAGATAATACTTCTGCACAAACGGCTTGGAATGATGATACCACGGTTCCTACTACCCCTATAAAAGATGATCAAGCTTGGTTTTATACAGGTACTCAATCTAATCCTACAAGTCAAGCTGTATTTATTTACAACGGTACTTCTTGGATTGAACAAAACGAAGTTATTGATGGTAATCTATTGGTTACTGATACTATTACTGCTAGTAAAGTTAAAATTGATAATATTACTTTAGACAGTGATGGGTCTGGGAATCTTATTATTAAGACTGCGGGAGTTGCAACTTCACAACTAGCATTAAATGCCGCAACAGTACCAATATTTTCTGAATCAGCCTCAACATTAACAGGAGATACTAGTGCCACATGGCAAACTGCGCTAACGGCATCAATTACGTTGGATGTAACTTCAGATGTGTTATTCTTATGGTCTTTTAGAAACGGCTATGTTAGTCCTTTTCCAAGTTTTTGGGGTTATGAATTTTTAAGAGGAAGTACTCAACTTGCTTATAGACCCGGAATGACTGTTCTTACTGATGCACCTAGTGGACAGCTTATGGATGAAAATCTAGCTGCTGGAAGTTATACTTATACAATAAAATGGCGAGCAGATAGCGCAGGAGCTACATCATTAGCTCAATTAATTTTATTAGGAGTTAAACGATGAGCGCAATAACTTTTACTGCTTATGATATTAATACTGGAGTTATTACTAAAATAGGCGCTGCTTTAGATCCTTTTTCTCAAATTGAAGAAAACGAGAGCTTTATATTAGGTAGGTTTAGTGGTGATAAATATTATATTGACTTATCCACAAGAAATCCTGTACTAATCTCAGGTGAAGAATTTGAACAAAAAAACTTAAACAGATTTAAATCTGAAGCTCTGGTCTTTGTTATGGCTCTAATAAAAAGAGCTAGAGAAAGGTTTATTACTAATCTACCGGGGCAAGATGCTATTTATCAAGCTAAAGAGGCCGAAGCTATAGCTTATATTAATGCAGAAAACCCTGTGCTTTCAGAGTTTCCTTTATTAAGCGCCGAAGTAGGAATTACAGCAAATACTGCAATCGATTTAGCTAATCTTTGGATTACTATGGCAAATCAATGGCGAAACACTGCTGCTCAGTTAGAATCAATTCGAATGACTGCGAATATTGCTATTAACTCTGCAACAACAGAAGCAGAAATTGAAGCTGCTTTAGACAATTTAAGATCAAGCATCAATAATCTATAAGATTCTTAAAAGGAATTTAAATATGAGAAAGTTTAGTTCAAGGTCTTGGAATCGTTTACAAGGTGTTCACCCTGATCTTGTTGAAGTAACAAATACAGCATTGCAGCTCTCAAGCGTAGACTTTGGTATTACTCAAGGTCTGCGTACTGTTGAACAACAAAGAGAATACGTCCGTACAGGCAAGTCTAAAACAATGAAGTCTAGACATCTTACTGGTCACGCTGTAGATGTTATTGCTTATGTTAACGGGAAATACACTTATGAACCGTTCGACTTATACACACAAATTGCAGAGGCTTTCAGAGCGGCCTCTGTACAACACAAAGTACCTGTTCTATGGGGAGCGGCATGGTTAAGATCACTTGATACCTACTCGTCTGCCTCTGTGGCACTCTCAGACTATGTAGATACAAGACGAACAGAAGGTCGTAAGCCTTTCCTAGACGGTCCACACTTTCAATTAACTTGGAAAGACTATCCGGTATGAAACAAAAAACTTGGAAGAGAGAAACTGCTTGGGCTTTACTGCTCTTCCTTGGTTGGGTAATTATAGGAGAGCAAGATGCAGAAATGGCTAAAGTCTTGGTTTGGCCCACGTTTACGTTTGCTGGTCTTGCTTTTGGGCTTGATTGGAATAGTAAGCAGTTGCGGAGCGACAAGTCCCTTGAGCCTTTTGACAGGGAGCGGCCCTAACGTAGCTGCTAATACTCAGGCAGGGAAAACCAACAATCAAACAATAGGTACAACTGAAGTAGATGAAGGGCAAAAAATAGTAAGACCGAAAGCTAGAGATATTACTCAAACTAGTGAAGAAAACTCTAACAAAGTACAATCAGAAAAAATTGAAACAGTAGTAGTTAACGAACTTGATCCAAAGTTTTTACTATTGTTTGTTTTTGCCTTTATTGTATGGTCTTATTTCCTTTATATGCTGCCTTCTCCTGATCAAATTTGGAAAAAGAAAAAATAGTTGACCTTTAAGAATAAAGAGACAGGTTTAGACTCTCAAGTTTACCTGAATGTCTCTTAATGGGTGTAGTTAATCTTTATAGCTACACCCTTCATTTATAACAAAAATAAATAGTTGACCTTTAAGAAGGAGGAACCCTCTATGGCTAGAGAAAAAGATCCTCGACTAGCACGGGCTGGAGTAGCTGGTTTTAATAAGCCTAAGAGAACTCCTAATCACCCTACTAAGTCACATATTGTTGTTGCTAAAGAAGGCGACAAAGTAAAAACAATTAGATTTGGTTCACAAGGAGTTAAAGGTTCTCCTAAGAAAACTAATGAATCAGAGTCTTATAGAAAAAGACGTGAAGGTTGGAAAGCTAGACATGCTACTAATATTGCCAAAGGTAAAATGTCAGCAGCGTGGTGGTCTAATAAGATTAAATGGCTTTATCAATGGCAGTAAAAAAGTTTAAGAAGAATTGTCCTAATTGTAATACAGAACAAACTTACACAAGAAAAGATCACTATACTCATGCTAAAAAATTAAATAGAATTTGCAGGGCTTGCAGTAACAAAACAGAGGGCCAAAATTGCCACATGGGTTGTTATAAAGAAATCGCTTTTTCTTGGTTTAACAAAATTAGCAGAGATGCAAGTGCTAGAGGGCTAATTTTTGAGTTATCTATTGAAGATATATGGCTAATGTTAGAAGAACAAAACTTTAAATGTAATTTGTCAGGAGTTTCAATTATGTTTAACAGAAAAGCTAGTGGAAATACTGCAAGTGTAGATCGAATAGACAGCTCGAAAGATTATACTCAAGATAACACCCAACTTGTGCATGTGCATATTAATATGATGAAGCAGCACTATGATCAACAATATTTTATAGATATGTGCAAAAATGTTTCAGAATATAAGGGAAATTAATTATGTCTTTATTAAAACAACCTAATAAGAATTATAAAAAGTCAGTAGCAGATCCTACAGATAAGTATCATTCTTTAATTCCTTTGTGGAAAAAATCAAGAGCTATTTTACAAGGCCAATCTAATGCTAAAGCACATGATTACAACTTAGAATTAGATTTTACTAATCTACTTATCCCCTTTTCGCCTAGTATGACTCCTGCTCAGTATGAATTTTACAAAGCTGAAGCTGAGTTGCCGGGGTTAACATCACAGTACTGTAAAGTATTAATTAGTGCTTTACTTAGAAAAGATTCTACTCTAACCTTACCAAAGCAATTACCAGATGATGCTTATGATTGGATTAAAAACGAATTTACCTCTGAAGGCAAATCTCTATTTAACTTTTTAGATAAAGCTCTCTGGGAAGAACTACAAACTTCTAATGCTTGGGTTTTTGTAGATAGACCTTCTGTTTCTGATGAAGAGTATGATATGATGACTCCTGAAGAAAGAGAAACTATTAAACCCTACCCTGTTATTATTGAAGCTGAAAATGTTATTAACATTCAAACAGCAACACACCCTGTAACACGGAAAAAGACTCTTAAGAGATTTGTTAC